TTAAATGAAGTAGTGATTCAGGATCTTTAACAGTTCCTATCACTTCATCATCGTTTAGTATTCGCACTTCTCCACCTTCTATTGGTAATCTTGAACCCGCGTAACGAGCGAAGATAACCCAATCTCCTTTTTTACACCAAGGCTCACCAAATTTATCTTTATCCTTGTATGCTAAATCTCCCATCTTTAAAACATAACCACATGTTGTGGCTATTCTTGCTCTATCTAAAGATTCTTGAGAAAATAATATTCCACCTTTTGTTTTGTTTTTTGGTGTAAAAGGTAAAACTAAAATTCTATAACCAGATGGTTCTGGTAATTGATCTACAGTATCTTGTCCAATATTATCAGGATTTAATGCTTCAGTTTCAGGAGGTAATTCTTTTTTTTCTTCTTCGTATTTATCTTGAAGTCCAAGTTTAATTTTTGGTACTTCCTTTTCCGATGTCGATAACGTTTCCTTGCTCATCTTTTTGCTCCTTGGGTTAGAGATATCCTGTAATGTTAATTGTATAGCGTGTGCTTGTCCTACTAGATACTTATATTTCTCCATATTGTCAACCCCTCCAGCTAGGATTGCATCTCCGATTTGTTGTAGTCTGTCTTGTAAAGATTTTTGTATCTTAACTATTAATTGAATGTCGTCCATTACTCTTCTCCTTGTTGTTCTCGAAAATCTTCTAACACTTCAAGTTTTTCTTGAGCTGCTGCAATTTTTTCGAATTGTTTATCTACTTCATCAATGTGTTGTGGATGTTCTCCAATACCTACTGAATTTTCTAAATATATTTTAACAGTTGCATCTGCTTCTGAAATTTGAGCTTCGTATCTAGCTTCTAATGCGTCTAGTATTGCTTTTTTCATTAACATTTCCACCTACGTCTAGCTTGTCTTATTCTAGAGTTAGGATCGTTTCTTGTTTTAGCTGATGAATTTCTTAATTGTCCAGCTGATCTAGCACAATACGATTTACGTCTTTTAGATGCTTTAGATCCAGCTTTTACTTTACCGGTTACTGCTGTTTTTAATTTACTACCAGGATTAGCTGCTCTATATGCTCTAACACCTTTAGATGTCATTCCTGCACCAGATTTTGTAGATCTATAATTTGCTCCAGCTCCTTTTGTAGTTCTTCTAATTGTTCCACCAGATTTAAAACCTGGTGCATCAATCATTTTACCATAATATTTTTTAGAACTTGAATTACTTAAACTAACAGGACCAGAAGATCCTTGAGCTTCTTTTTTTATATAACTTCCAGTATATTTAGCATCTGGCATTCTCATATTTATACAATGTGAGTTTTACCACAAAGTAAACAAACTTTAATGGGTTGAGGAATTTTTACAAATTCTGTTGGACATTCACATCTTTTGCCAAATATTCTATCTATAATTCTTTTAAATAGTTTTTTCATTAGCCTCTCATTTTTTTTAATGTTTGTGCAAGTCTGGCTCTTTGTCCTATCTTACCTTTTTTCTTAGCAGCGGCTGCTAATTTTTTTGCAGGAATCTTTTCGCCTTTTTTAATGCCTAAAGATTTTCTCAACGCCCCTGGTTTCTTAATTGCTTTTTGAATCCATTTACTAGCCATTATGAATTCTTTCCGTAAGCTCTGCCTTTTCCTCTTTTCGCCATTCCACAACCTCTGACTTTACCACCTTTTTTATAACCTCTTTCAATTTCACCAATGACTCTTTTTTTTTCTGCTCGTCTATTTGGATTCATCTTTTCAGAATCAATTCTTCCTAATTCTTCAAGATTATTCATTCTTCCTGTGTTCATAAATTACCTATTTATTTTTCCAGATTTTTTAGCTTTAGAACCAAATCTTCCGTAAGACTCATCTCTTGAATCTTTAAGTTGTTTTGCAGTTCTTTTTTTTCTTACTCTCATAGCGATAGATTCATCTTTTCTATCTTTGTATCCCTGTTTTTTCTTTTTAACAGATCCACCTTTTTTCATACCAGAACTTCCATATGGAAATCTTACTGGTGATCTTACTCC